ACTATGCAGATACTCTAAAACTTGAAGCTGATTTACAAGGTTTAAGTGTAGATGAATTAGCTGATTTGATTATCGCAAAAGGTCAAGCATACAAACAATCACTTATTAGTTTTAATGCAAAAATTGAAGCTTTTAGAGTTAAAGTAAGTGATTTGATTAAAGCAGGGGAGATAGACAAAGCTAACTCTGCCATTGTGAGAGTAAAAGATTTAGGTGCAGATACAACAGATGAAGAGATAAAGGCACTTTTTAAATAATTTAAAGGAGTAAAAATGAGTATACAAAGAGGCGTAGTAAGCAGTTGGAGTGCGGTTGGGGCTAGACCTGTAAGGGTTTCGGCAACTGAGCCGATAGCACTGGTTTTGGTAAGCAACGAGGTTGATGATAATAAAATGTTTTATTTTGATAGTGTAGATAAAGCACTAATGCATTTTATTGAAGCAAAAGAGGTAAACGGTAAGATGCGAACATTAAGCGATATGAAAGCTGGTATTGCAGATGGTAGCATTAAAGGTAATTTATTTAAATACCTGGTGTGGACTACAAATAAATATGAAATTGTAGTGCCAACGGTAATTAGTGTTGCTAAGTATAGCGAAGATGAGGCGGAGCTTAAGACAAATATTATTAATGCTATTGCCTCTATTCGCTATGCACCAAGCAAGTTTAAAGTGCATCCAGACATTATTGGGGTGGCTGATTATACAACAGATATAGATATTGCAAACCAATATATTGCAACAATTCATCTGCTTAGAGCTAGAGGCTTTATAGACTTAAAAGCTACAGATGGAAGCGAAGCGAAAGCTAAAAGAAAAGAGTTTGGAAGTGAGAGGGTTACTCCACTTTATACAAACTTAAAAGATTGGAACACTCTTACAGATAGTGTAGATGAGTATAGTGCAAACTATATTTTAAGCATTTTTAGATGTGTAGTAGATGCAAGTGATACTGTAAAACAAGTTGGCTGGAGCTTTAGTCTAAGCAACAAAACTCTACCGGTTAGCGATGCAGTTGGTGATGTAGATTTTGTTTTAGGGCTTGGAGATGAGACAGACTTTTTAACTCAAAACCAAATTACGAGTTTTATCGAATTCAAGGGTATAAGAGTTTGGAACTATCAAACTTGCAGTGCAGACCCACTTTTACAAGATGCAAGAAGAGTTAGAATTTTTGATAAGCTCTCTTTTGCTGTATTAGATGCAATTTTTCCTTTTATAGATAGCAATAAAGGCGTTAAAGCGGTTAGAGAGGCAAAAGCTACAATTAAAAACTTTGTAATGGATATGATAGGCAAAGAGGTGTTAATTGGTGGAGAGATAGAGTTAGACGAAAACTTAACCACACCAAACGCAATAAACGATGGCAAATTCTACTTTAAAGTAAACACACAAGAGAACCCAGTACCTACGCTAATTGGTGTAGAGTTTAATAGGGTAGATAGCTATAGCGAAATAGTTTATAAAACTATAAATTCATAAAGGAGAGCAGATGAAACCTGGTGTAAGTAGATACTATAATGTATTCGTAAAAGATGTTGGTTTTTTAGGCAAAGTAGAAGATTTTAAAGAGCCAGATGTAAAGAGTATGAAGGGCGAGAGTGCCCTTGGTTACAAAATAGATATTGGGGTACCAGAGCCGATGGAAGCGGAGGTAACAATATCTAGCATAAACAGTGTATTATACGATGCTATGGCAGATATGGACAGTGCGAACTTTATTATTAAAGAAGAGGTTATCGAAGATGGGAAGAAAGTAGTAATAGAGCATACACTAACTGGCTCGTTCGATGCAGATAGAGACACTACTAAAATTAAAGAGACTAAAAAAGTAAAATTAAAACTATATCCACAACGCTACATTAAAGAGATAGGTGGCAAAGAGGCTGTTGCAGTAGATGTATTTGCTCCAATTTTCAGATTGAATGGCAAAGATATTTTAGAAGAGACTAGAGCTAATATAAATTAAAAGAGAGGGAATTAAATGAGTGAGAAAAAAGTTGGAACTAAAAAAATAACGCTATCTGACGGTAGAGTTATTGAGATGAGAAAACCAAAAGTAAAAGACAAAAGAGCAGTAGCTAATATTGAAAATGAAGCAGATGAAGAGGTTGCTCTATTTGCAAACTTAACAGGATTAGCAGAGGAAGAGATAGACGAGCTATATTTAGAAGACTATTCTAAATTACAAGAGGCTTATGTGGGTTTGGCAATTGGCGAGTAGAGTATAAAGAGATTTTAGAGAGTATTGCTCAGCTTGCAAAAGTTTATAACTTTACATTTTTAGATTATTTAGAGATGGATTTAGAAGAGTTAGATTTTTTTATAGGGGCATTAGAGGATTAGCTTAAAAAACCTGCTATTGCCCCTAATGTTATAGAGATAGGAATCATTGCAAAAATTGAGAATACGGCAACTCCTACTAAATTAGTAGTGTCAAATCCTGTTGCTGTAAAAACAGTTAGAAAACTAACAATATAGATAAAGATTGGGTTTAAATAGTATTTTTCGATTAACTTTAACATAGTTTTATTATATCATAAAGGATAGATTTTGTCAAAAGAGTTGGCTCTTAGTATAGTAATTGGCTCTGCTGTTGGAGGGGCTATAAATGGCGTTAAAAGCGTAATTGGTGGTGTAGACTCTATTGGTAAAGCAGTTTCAACTTTAAATAAAAAAAAGATTGCTATTTTAGACAACATTAATAAAGATTTTAAAGCAAAGTTGGCTCCAGTAGAAAAAGAGTTAGAGAGTTTTTACAGCAAAAAGCGAACAATAGAGATAAGAGCTAATGTAATTAAAAAAGAGTTAAAAGATTTTAGAAGCCTATTAAGTAAAACCGATAAAGAGATAAAAACACTAAACAAAAGAAAACTTGATTTAAATAAAAAATTTAAAGAGGGTTCTATATCTGCAAAAGCTTTTAATAGCGAAATAGATGAGATAGAAAATTCTTTAAATTCGTTATCTAGGAAAAAGTTAAATTTAGAACAAAAGTTTGAAAAAGCACAAATTAAGGCTAATTCTGTAAATAACTCTTTAAGCTCTGTAGATAGAAGAATAAGCCATATAAAAAGAAATAAACTAAAGCTTGCTGAAGAGCTTAGTAGAGCAAAAGACGAAGCTATAAAAACAAATAGAGAGCTAAAGCATATTGAGAATAGAATAAGTAAATTATCTAAATATAAAGCAAATATGCAAAATTTATCTAACTTAAGAGATAGATTTAGAGCAAGACTTATAGATACTGTTGCGATTGGTGCAACAATATCCGCTCCTGTAAAGGTTGCAATAGATTATGAATCCGCTTTTGCTGATGTTAGAAAAGTAGTTAATTTTGCTAACAAAGAGGAGGAAAAAGCCTTTAGCAAAGAGATAGTTAAACTCTCTACTAAAATACCGTTATCGGCAGAGGCAATAGCTTCTATTACTGCAAGTGGAGGACAGCTTGGAATTGCGAAAAATAAACTTTTAGACTTTACTAAAAGTGTTGCGAAAATGAAAGTTGCATTTGATATGAATGCAAACGAAGCTGGAGAAAGCATCGCAAAATTAATGAATATTTATGCTTTAAATGTTAAAGGTGTAAATAATTTAGGTGATGCAATAAACCATCTAAGTGATAATACTGCTGCAAAAGCAAGGGATATTGTAAATGTGTTAAGCAGAATTGGTGGAACTGCTAAAATGTTTGGACTTAGTGCAAAAGAGGCAGCAAGTTTATCTGATGCTTTTTTAGCGATGGGGAAACCACCAGAAGTTGCAGCAACTGCGATAAATGCTATGTTGAATAAGCTAAACACAGCAGATAAGCAGGGTAAAAAGTTCCAACAAGGCTTAGATGCTATTGGTTTTAGTGCAGAGGGGCTAAAGAAAGCTATTTCTAAAGATGCAAATGGTGCAATAATGGTATTTTTAGAGCAAATCAAAAAATTTGATAAACAAAAGCAGATGGGCATTTTAAGCGATTTGTTTGGCATGGAGTATAGCGATGATATTGCACTGCTTATTAGTGGGCTTGATAATTATAAAAAAGCTTTAAAATTAACTTCTAATGAACAAAACTATTTTAATTCTATGCAAAAAGAGTTTGAGAATAGAAGTTCTACGACAGAGGCTAAATTAAAGCTTTTAAAAAACTCTCTTAGCTCAATTGCTATAAGCATGGGAACTATACTTTTACCTGCCATTAAAACTGCGGCGGATGGCTTTAAGTGGGTAGCTGATAAAGTAGAAAATTTAAGCCAAAAATATCCTATGCTTACATCTGTTATTGTTACGACTACAGTTGGTCTTGGTGCTTTTGCAGTGGCTACATCGGTAGGTGGTTATGCTGTAAGTATTTTAGCAGGTGGGGTTTTAAAAGTATTCTCTGCTTTTGGATGGCTTAAAAGTTTACTTATGGGTGGTCTTGGGTTAAGGGCTACTGCTGCTAAAACAGCTGTATTAAGCAGAGGAATGTGTTCTACTGGTGCTTGTTCTATCTATGCAAGTAGGGGCATTGCTAC